TCAAGGACATGGCACGTTTGGTCCTCAAGCAAGCCTTTGAGCTTCTAGTCATTAAACCTATCCTTGATGGTCTGTTCGGTGAGAAAGGTAGTTCAGGTGGTGGGCTTTTGGGTAAAGCTGCGAGTGCTTTGTTCTCGGCCAATGGTAATGCTTTTGAGCAAGGTGGAAAACTAACGGCCTACGCCAATGGTGGTGTTGTTACTGCTCCAACCGGGTTTGCACACTCTGGTGGTCTGGGTGTCATGGGTGAAGCTGGTCCTGAAGCTATTATGCCTCTTAAGCGTGGTAAGAACGGTAAGTTGGGTGTGGAATCTAGTGGCGGACAACAGCCTGTAGTTATCAACCAGAGCTTTAACTTCCAAGCCAATGGTGATGACTCTGTTAAACGTATCATTGCTCAAGAAGCACCTAAGATTGCTCAACTGACACAAAAGCAAGTCTTGGATCAACGCGCCCGTGGTGGTGCCTTTAGAACAACCTTTGGAGGGTAACCTTTGGCTATATCATATCCTCTAAGTACCCCCACTACCATCGGGATTGAGTCTGTTGAGATACGTGCAGTGAACGCTGTAGCTACCTCTCAGTCTCCCTTTACCTACAAGCAACAAGTGGTAGCACACCCCGGTCAACGGTGGGAGGCTTCTGTTAATATTCCTACGGTGCGTAGAGACCTTGCTGCTGAGTGGAAAGCCTTTCTGACTGCACTTAAAGGCAAACAAGGGACTTTCCTACTAGGCGACCCTGACTATGCTACTCCTCGTGGTGATGTCTCTAGTGCTACTCTTAGTGGTAGTGCAGGTGATGAGACAGCCACAGTAACCATGACAGGAACACTTAAGGCTGGTGATTACATTCAGTTGGGTAGCGGTTCTGCTGCGAAGTTGCACCAAGTGCTTCTCGACCAGACTGGTGATGGTAGCTTAGAGATTTGGCCTGCCCTTCGTAGTGACTACACTGATGAGACTGTGGTGTACAACAACCCAAAAGGTGTCTTTAGGCTCGCTACCAATGTGTCGTCTTGGTCAATCAATAACGCTAGTGCATACGGTATTAGTTTCGAAGCTGTAGAGGATTTGATTTAATGGCTACGAGAGATATTACTACTGTTGTTGAGAACGCTCTTGATGATGCCGTAGTCTACCCTTTCTTTGCTATTGAACTTATTTTCGACAGTGGACCTCTTAGGCTTTGGACTGGTGTGGGCGAGGCTACGATTGACGGAGACACTTATGTTGGTACAGGGAATCTTCTAAATATCAGTTCTATTGAGGAGACCACAGAATTAGCTGTGAGGGGGGCTACAATCACTTTGAGTGGTGTCCCTAGCGAAGTTATCTCACTGGCCCTCCAGAGTGCTTATCAAGGCCGTGTGTGCAATATCTACTTTGGTATGGTAGACGGAAACACTTACAGCAACCTCACTCAAATCTTCTCTGGCTACATGGATGAGATGAACATTGAGGAGGCACCTGAGACTAGCGCTATTGAACTCAAGGTAGAGAACAAGCTGATTGACTTGGAAAGGGCCAGAACTCGTAGATACACAAGTGCCTATCAGAAGTCTGTATATCCCGGTGACTTGGGGTTGGACTTTGTTGAGAGTCTGCAAGATAAGAAAGTGGTGTGGGGCCGTAATGGTTAAGTATCAACAAGAGTTTCTTTACAGTGTCCGTGGGGATGTAGAGAATCTTATCCAAGACCACTACAACGAAGTTTACCCTGTTCGTAGCGTGTTTGATTGGGACATGGACTGGGACGCATATGAGAAACTTGAAGAAGCTGGAATGCTTAAGATATTCACTGCTAGAGATGGTGATACTCTTGTTGGCTACCTTTGGGTTCTTCTTACCCCCAACTTACATTCTAAAGGTTCTGTGCTGGCTTGTGATGATGGTTTGTTTGTTGCTAGGTCACATAGGGGCAAAGCGGTTGCTAAAAAACTGTTAGAGTTCACCGAAGACTGCCTTCGGGAAGATGGCCTTAAAGTATTTCATATTGTGGGTACTACAGAAAAACCTATCAACAGCTTTATGAACCGTATGGGTTATGTTGAGATAGAAACTAAATTCCAGAAGGTGTTATAATGGCTGTTACTGCCGCTGTCGCTGCTTTATCTACCGCCTTTGCCGTAAGTGCTGCTGGAAGTGTCTCAGCTTTTGCAATCACTGCCTTCGGGACGACCATTGCTAGTGGATGGGCTGCTGTAGCCTTTAGTTTTTTAGCTCGTACAGCTATTGGCCTTGCCCTTAATGCCCTTACACCTAAACCTAAGACAGCAGGTTCTAATCGTGGTTATCAAGTTACCACTAGAGGGTCTGCGCTAGACCACCAGATCATCTATGGCCGTGTACGTACAGGTGGCGTCATTGTCTTTGATGAGACCACAGGGACTAACAACAAGTTCCTACATAGGGTCATTGCTTTTGCAGGGCATGAAGTAGAGTCCTTCGATGAGGTCTACGTCAACGATGAGGTTGTCACTTTAGATGGTAGTGGTGAGGTAACTGCTCCTGATAAGTACGTAGGTAAGATTCGAGTAAACACTCACTTAGGGTCTCCTGACCAATCTGCTGATAGTGATCTTGTAGCTGCGTCTGATAAGTGGACCAACCAACACAGACTTCGTGGTATTGCGTACCTGTATGTTAGACTTCAGTTTGACCAAAACGCATTTCCTAACGGTGTACCTGACATCACAGCTACAGTCAAGGGCAAAAAAATATATGACCCAAGGTCTGATACTATAGCTTGGTCTGATAACCCTGCTCTTTGCTTGAGAGATTACATCACTGAGGGTTATGGTCTTAATGAGGCAACTACAAACATAGATGACACCCTTGTGGCTTCTGCTGCTGATGTCTGTGATGAGACTGACACTTTAGATAGCAGCACTAGGTACACCTGCAATGGTGCTTTTGTTACTCAGGTAGCTCCTGTAGACATTCTAAATGACATCCTTACCTCTATGGGTGGGTTGCTGTGGTATGCTCAAGGTGAGTGGCGTATGAAGCCTGCTTACTATGTGGCACCCACTGTTAGTTTCACTGAGGATGACCTTCGCAGTAGTATCTCTGTCAAGACACGTCACTCTCGCAGGGATAACTTCAACACTGTCAAAGGAACCTTCCGTGGTGAAGAATCTAATTGGCAAGTGACTGACTACCCTGAAGTAACTAACAGTGCCTTCCTTGAGGCTGACAACAACCAAGAGAGTGTCCTAGACCTTGAGCTACCCTTTACAGATAATGCTTCTGAGGCTCGTAGGATTGCTAGGATTGCTCTTGAGCGTAACCGTCAGCAACTTACTGTAAGTGCTTCCTTTGGACTTAAAGCCTTTCAGGTACAAACTGGTGACATCATTAACCTGACTGTTGACCGCTTTGGTTGGGAATCCAAAGAGTTTGAGGTTACTAGTTGGACTTTCGGGCTTGTTGATAAGTACGACCTTCAAGTTCAGATGACTCTCCGTGAGATCAGTGAGAGTGTTTTTGATGAGGTTGATGATGGGGTTGTCTATGAGCGTGATAATACCACCCTGCTGTCTGCCTTTGAAGTCCCCTCTGTTGGTCTTAGCGCTTCAGCGACTACACAAATCCTTCGTGAAAAACTGACCAATGTTATTGATGTTACTGTAAGCTCTGGGCGACCTGAAGGTATTGACAGGGTTGAGGTAGAGTTCAAGGAATCCTCTGAGAGTGAGTACACAAGTGTTGGCAGTGGTGAACTTGGGTTGTACCGTGTTGTTGACCTAGAGACAGGTGACTATGACTTCAGGGCTAGAGCTATCAACACTTTTGGCGTCAAGGGGGAGTGGGAGTTCTTATTCGGTATCTCTGCTGATGGTCTCCTTGGCCCCCCTGCTGATGTGTCTGGGCTTACTGCTGAAGTTAATGGTGCTAGTATCCACCTTGAATGGGAACCTGTAGCTGATCTGGACCTTAGCTACTACCGCATCAGGCACTCTGTTGAGGAAGCTGGTGCTACTTGGGCTAATGCTACAACTGCTGTAGATAAAGTACCTCGCCCTGCGTCTGCTGTGACTGTTCCTACTAGACCGGGTACATATCACATTAAAGCTATAGACAAATCAAGTATTGCCTCTGAGGGCTACACTTCTGTGGTTGTCCCTGAAGCTAACATAGAGAACTTTACAACCACAGACACTCAAGTAGAAGACCCTACCTTTAGCGGCACCAAGACTGATTGTAGTGTTGTCAGCAGTGCGCTTGAGATTACTGACCCGTCTACAGCACCCTCGGAAGCTACATATGACTTCAGTACATACATTGATACTGGCGCTGTCCGTAGGGTTCGTAGTCGTGTCGAGGCTAATGTAGAACGTAAAGATAACTCAAGTGGCTTGTGGGATGACTTGCCGGGGTTGTTCGATGATCTTCCGGGGCTGTTCGATGACTTTACGGGTGATGCTGACTTTGCTGATGTGAATGTACAGGCTTATATCTCTACTACAGATGATGACCCTGCTGGTACACCCACATGGAGCAGCTACCAACTCTTTAGGGCAGGTGAGTATTCAGGCAGGGCTTTCCGCTTTAGGGTGGTTCTCAAGTCTACCTCAGACGACATCACGCCCTCAGTCACAGGACTTAAAGCAATCGTGGAGTATAACTGATGAGTCAAAACGACTTAGTAATTGCAAACCAGAGTGCGCCAGACTTTAGGTCTGATCTTAATGACGCACTACAGGCTCTTGGAAGCCTTAACTCAGGGTCAACTGCACCCTCAACTACCTATGCCAACATGCTTTGGTATGACACAAGTAACAACATCCTCAAGATGCGTACTGAAGCTGATGATGCTTGGATTGACCTTGGTACTCTTAACCAAAGCACTAATGAGTTTGAGGTAGCGAATCTAACAGAACTCACCCAGACCCAAGCCGAGGACGACACAGACACGACATACGGAACTGTGACTGGTGAGATTTTGGCGGGTGTGGTGGAGGCTAATGCGTCATCACCAATTAAGGCTTGGGTGAACTTTGATGGTACTGGGACTGTTTCAATAAACGACAGCTTGAATGTGTCTAGTATCACAGACAATGGTATAGGTGATTACACAATCAACTTTGAAACGGCATTATCGCACGGAAATTACGCCTTGAGCGGTACTGCACAGCGCAGCTCGGGTACCATTCGAAGTCTACAATTAGGGCCAATCAACGATGACGTAACAACTACACCGTATACGACAAGTTCTGCTCGCATCATTTGCACAAACGAAAGCGGGGGCAATGAAGATGGCCCCTTAGTTACAGCTATGATCTCAGGGGGTTAAAATGAACAAGCGCATCATCTTTAAAAATGACAGCGGCGGGGTTT